AGATGTTTCGCCAGGACCGCACCAACCCGTCTACCGCCGTATCCAACTGGCGCGGGCGGCATGACGCGCCGAAGGCGTGGCCTTCGACGGCTGTGTCCACTTGGACGAATGGTGGACTGTTCGGCGGCGCTGGTCCTTTGACGGCGTTTGGTGGGATCATCACGCAGTATGAGGATTCTGGTACGACATACAGGGTTCATACGTTTCGTGGGTCGGGCAAGTTTGTTGTGTCTGCTGGTGAGGCTGATGTGGACTGGCTGATCATCGCAGGAGGCGGTGGTGGTGCCCGTTCTGGTGGGGCGGGTGGAGCGGGCGGTATGCAGTCCAGTTCTGAGGCGGCACATTCAGTGTTTGCAGCGAGTACCACATCTGGTGATAGCGGCACGGCTACTCACACGATCACCGTAGGCACAGGAGGAGCGGCTGATCTCACCAGTGGTGGAACCGCTGGGAACGACGGTGTTGACAGCGTGGCATTGGGTACCACTTCTGCGGGCGGTGGCGCAGGTGGGGTTTACGGCAACGCTGGGGTCACGGGTGGTTCTGGTGGCGGCGGCCCTATTAGCACAGCAGGTGGTTCGGGAACCGCTGGTCAAGGTAACGACGGAGGCGCTGGGGACACTGGTTCTGGTGGTGGCGGTGGCGGCAAAGGCGCTGTTGGTGTGGATGGATCGGTGAAGGACGGAGGCGATGGTGGTGCGGGAGCCACAGGATACGGGATCACGGCAACCACACCGACCTACGCAGGCGGTGGCGGTGGCGGTGGTGCCGACGGTGGCGGTGGCTCCTCAGGAGCGGGTGGCTCTGGCGGCGGCGGTGCGGGGGCATTCCAGACAGTTGCTGGGGGGGCCGTACCGAACACTGGTTCTGGCGGCGGCAGCGAATACAACAATATCGCCGCTAGTGGCGCTGGCGGTGCGGGCATTGTCATCATCCGATACGAGGTGGCCGCATAATGGCTGATCCCGCATACATTGTTGACGGTGTTCTCACTGATGGTGAGGCATGGGTCGGTATCGCCACGACAACGCTTGGTTCGGACACGGCCAGCATCACGTTTACATCCACCGACGACGGACAAGTGGGCGATTTCAGTCAGTACATGGATCTTGTTGTCATCACATACGGGAGAACCGCTACGGCTGTTACCCAGGACAACATCTGGATGCGTTTCAACGGCGACACGACTAACGGCAACTATGCGGGCCAGTACTTTGAAGGCAACGGTTCGTGGGCGACGGCGAACCCTGAGGCTCAACCGATTGTCGGAATTCTGCCAGCCAACTCGGCGTCAGCAAACATCTTCGGCGGCATGGTGTCGCACCTGTTCGATGTGAACTCTGGGAAGTTCAAGAGTTCGCTACACCAGTCGGCATGCGATGTCGATGGCGCTGGCCGTGTATGGCTACAGACGCTGACATGGAAGAATCAGTCGCCGATTACGTCCGTTCAGGTGATTTCCAAGAACGCAGGCAACTTGAAGGACGGCTCGATGATTTCGTTGTTTGGTGTGCTGCCAAGGATGGTTGCCTGATGGCCGTTATCGAAGCAATCGAAACCGTGTATTTGGAGGCTGATGCTGCATCGGTGACGTTCTCGTCGCTGGGGTCGTACGAGCATCTCCAGTTGCGGATGAACCTGAGAACTCTCCGTGCCAGCAACTATGAAACAGTCGGGATTCGGCTCAACGGCGACACGGCCAACAACTACTCCACACACAGGATGTACGGCACAGATACTTCTACGGCTGCTGGACCTGAAACGGCTACGGACCGTGCCTTAGCGGCAGGGCAGATGGTTACTACCACTATGGACCCTCGCACCGTGTACGGCTCTGCAATAGTTGACATCCTTGACTACCGAAATGCAAGCAAGAACACGACTCTGATGTTCTTCTCTGCCAATGTCGGCACCTCTAAGGACCCGTACGTCACGTTTGGGAGCGGGTTGTGGGATGCCACGACTGCGGTATCCACGATCCTGTTGTACCCAGCGAACGGGTCAGCGGGTTTCACCCGTGGTTCTGAGTTCACCCTCTACGGATTGAAGTCCTCCTGATGGCTGCTTTCACTGTTATCGACCACACTGAGATTGGTGTCGCTGCCGCCTATTGGGAGGAAACGGGCATCCCGACATCCTATGACCATTTGATGATTCTGGTTTCAGGTCGGGACAGCAGCGCAGGTGCGGGACGTTACGGAAAAATGCAGTTCGGGGACGGGTCGTTGGACACGGGCACCAACTATTCGGCAACGAATCTGCTGGCGAGAACTGCTACACCGACATCTTCAGGGGAAACTGGCGCTGACAGGATCCCGTTGTATTACACCTCTGATGACAACGACACCGCCGACACATTTGGTGCATACAGGATCTGGATTCCGCACTACGCGAACACGGCGAACTACAAGCAGGTGTTTGCTCAAACGGCAGCCGAAAATGCTTCGACCCCCGACTATACATGGTCGATCGGTTTGATTGCTGGACTGTGGCAATCGACAGACAACATTGAGCGCATTCGGATAAACGCTGGTACAGGTGACTGGATGCAGTATTCAACATTCACGCTGTACGGCGTGACAGGCGCTTAGGAGGCGCAATCATGCCAAGACAAAAAGTAGTCAACGGGGTCTACTACGACCTCACACCAGAAGAAGAAGCGGAACTGGAGGCACAGGCTGAGGCCGCTGATCTGGACATGTCGATGGTCCGCTCCCAGCGTGACAGCCTGTTGCGCTCCACGGACTGGACGCAGGTCGGGGACGCTGCTTTAGGTGACCACACCGCTGAGGAATACGCAGAGTGGCGTCAGGCTCTCAGGGATCTGCCGTCGGTGTACAGTCGTGTGTCTGAGGTTGTGTGGCCGCTCAACCCGCCCGACCAGGTGATTGAGGATGCCCGCTTGGCGGCGCTTGAAGAAGCGGCCGAATGACCGAAACTGTGTTAGAAACCCCCAACCCTGCCTGCACTATACAAATGGGTGGTACGGCGTGCCCTTTTTGTGCAGCGCCCATGCAACGCGCAGGCTCATGTCTGGTGTGCCCCATGTGCGGTGAAACGAGCGGTTGCTCCTGATGGAATGGATCGGCTTCGCAGGACTGGTAGCCGCCGCTCTCATAAGCGGCGTCTTCGCGGTAGTCGCATCCAAGTATCGCCGTGAAAACACGGCGCAGCACGCAGCGAACCAGGTTCGACTCGACGCCATCGGCACTGACATCTCTGAAATCAGTAAGGATGTGCGTTCTGTACGTGAGTGGCAGCATCGTCATTTGGAGTGGCATGCGGAGCAGGGGGCGGCGTAATGGGTGTTGTGTATAAGCCGACACACAAGATGGTGGGACAGAACGCTATCTCTATTGAGTACGAACTTCGCAAACTGTCCCAGACTTTAGCGGCGCAGGTAGCGAACATGGATGCGAACAGACTAGGAATTTTCGGAAAGCGGGATTAGATGGGCATTAGAAGAGCAGCGTCGGAATACGGGTCGGCCCTGGGTGACGAACAGGTCGCAGTGTCAAACACTGCTATTGGTATTACTGCTACGACTGGCGCTGTGGCAGCTTTGGTTACCAATGGTGCGGAACCCATCAGGGTTCGTTGGGGGACTCCCACGGCGAGTGTGGGGCATTATTTGAATCCTTACAGTGTGCTGGACCTGTATGAGGACGACATGTCTGATGTGAAGTTTATTCGGGTGTCGTCTGACAGCACGATTGATGTTACTTACTTCGGTTAGGAGCGACCATGCCGTCGAGGATTACGCAGAGAATAGATCAGGTTTCCACTGGGGACATTTCGGCTGTTACGGCTGGAGATGGTCTGAGCGGAGGGGGCACCTCGGGTGCTGTAAGTCTTGCGCTGGACATCAACGAGTTGGGGACGGCTACGGCGGTTTCAACGGATTACATCGCCATAGAGGATGTCACGGATAATACGACGAAGAAGGCGCTTGTTTCAGACATTGTGTCTTTGGGGGATATTACGGAGGTAACGGCTGGCACTGCGCTTAGCGGTGGCGGCTCCTCGGGTGCCGTGACGTTGAATGTGGTTGTGGAAACTGGAACGCTTCAATTGGCGGGCCAGGTTTTCGGTTAGGAGTTGGTGGTGGCAGGAATAGATGATCCTCGGATGATGGAGGCTTTGGGCCAGTGGTTACGCACCCCTGAGGCTCAACGGTTCTTGGATACGGCCGATGCTCAGAACCCCGAATCAGTTTTAGACCGCAGTTTGATCGAGCAACTCCAGAGCGGCGAGATGCTCAATACGTCCGCAACGGGGGGAACGCGGATTCGCACCAGAGAAGATGCGGCAGCGGCCGAACAGCGGTCGGCTGACGCAGGCAAGATCGCGGCGATGGTGCTGGCGGTGCTGATCGGTGGTGCGGGGGCGTCGCGGAGTGGCGCAGCATTTACTGGTCGTCTTGGGGATCGTGCAGGGTTTCAACATGGCGGGGTGGGGACTGGGATGAGGTCGGTGAGAGGCGCTTTGAACCCCCGCTCCGCGGATTATCTTGGCCCAGACGCGTGGATGGCGCGCCCAGCGCAACAGCCATGGGGTTACACAATCGGGGGTAACATGGTGCCCCCAGTCGCCGCTAGAGTCCCAGCGTCGGCGGGGTGGTTGGGGCCAGCCGCTGCGGCGGGCGGCATTCAAGCTGCCCGCCAGGGCGCTGGTGCTGGGCAGGTTGATGAACGCCCTGGCCAGTTCAACATTCCCGATCTGCCATTCCAGGATCGCCGCAAGCGGATAATCGACATGCTGATGATGCAACAGATGCAACAGCAGCAGATGCAGCAGCCACAGATGCAGCAGATGAGGAGGCCGATCTGATGGGGCGCTACGGAAATGTAGTCACTGGGCCTAAGAAGACGCCAGCGAATACGGTCAAGAACTCAATGTTTAGTCGGGCACCTCGGAGTCAGGCGCCACCACGAAGTGCATCTAGACCACCACCTACGCCACGACAGGCACCGCCAGGCGGTGCAGCATCTAGGCCACGTCCACCATCTCCCCCTCCGACGCCACGATGGTCACCTGTACAGATTCAACCGTGGCGGACTCCAACACCACCTCCGACGCCACCACGAAGTGCATCACGGCCGACGATCCCCATTTCGGGCCAACCGCTTGGCGCAGGTGAGCAAAAGGCAATAGCACAATCTCAAACAGCACGCTCCCCCGAGGCGTTTCGGCGCACGCCTCCCGCAACTGTGAGTCGGTTTTCTCCCGAGGCGGC